TATTGGAGGTATTGCCGCTTACTGCCTGTTTCCGAAGAAACCGATGATTAATCTTGAACGTGTCTATTCTAACCAACTGACACTCTTCTGATTATTTTCATCGAACTCACGTTATTTAAGATTTACATCCGTTGGCGACAGACCATCAATCTTATAGAATACTATAATCGAAGCAAAATCAGCATCGTCATTATACAATTGCGTAATGTCGCGTCCACCAAGATAGGCCTCAATTTGAGCGCCGACTTTTAGAAGTTGTGGTATTCTCGAAGAATCGGGGAGGACAAGGGGGCAAATGAAATCATCATAAACGTAAAGGGCGACATTATCCTCTCTGACATCGAGCCTCACCACGTCGCCAGGAGTCAGCAGCCGGAATTTTTTCACGGCCCTGCGCCCTTTGACGAAAACATTGATAACCTCTGCGGTGCAATCTGAGTGGGCTTCAACCACAGATTCTACAGCCGACACATTTTTCCGTTTCTCTACCGCCAAAGGGTCATACCCCTTTGGTGGCGGAGGCAGACTCTTGCGCCGATGCTTATAGAGATACCCGAGAAAAGAAATCACCATAAGTACAAGTATTGGGAACGGAATCGGGCCACGGAACATCGTAAGAATAATTAGTTACCTTGTTTTCTTTTCGCAAAAATACGAATTTATCTTTATACTCCAGAGCAGCGACATCATTTTTTCAATGATAGATAAAGTATTGAGCAATAGATTGATTTCCCTACTGTGAGGACGTGGATTTTTAGAGATTTTTGGATTTTTCCAGAGGTATGAGGGCCAACAATCTTAAAAATCAAGCATTTAAAAGGATTAAAAGGAGAATTTTTCTCCTTTTCGTGTCACGCGACCCGCCGTCCGCCCTACGGGGAAAGAGCTACCTACCCCTTCCCGACCTTGCGGAATATGCAGGGGTGCGCTTGTGCCGTCACCTCGGCCGCCTCAAAATCGAGCCGCAGAATTTTTGATGTACGGTAAAGCGGCCAAGCGTGAGCCATGACCGCCACAAGTGTCGGCTATGGCTCACGCTTGGCCGCTTCTCCGCCCTTTTGATTTGAGATGCGTGCAGTTCCCGTCGGTCAGATGAAGTCGCGCAGCAGGGGGCGTGGGTCGGCGCTGTCGCCGCAGCCGCCGCGGTCGTGGAGCTTCGACCACAGCCACGGCCACACCTTGCCCCACGGGCGCCGGGTGTCCATCGACCCGACGCGCTGCTCGATGGCGTCGCCGATGTCGTCGGTGGCGAAGCGGTGCAATTGGGCCCAGTTGGGCTTGTACCGCCCGCCGATGAAACGCACCCGCTCCGCCGGGTACTTCGATTCGAGCGCGGAGCACAGCGCCATGAATGCCACCATGTCGCCGCTGTCGCCGCGCTCCAGTATGAGCCGGATGGTCAGCCGTTCGCCCGCCGGCGTGGCGGCCACGAGGCGGTCAAGCTCGGCCAGCGGGTCGACGCGCAGCGTCACCGCGCCGTGGGCGCCGTACCACTGCCCGCCGGCGCGGCACACGCGCCAGTCGAACAGGCGCGCCCCGGCGGCAAGCAGCTCCGTCGGGCGGCGGCTCTGACAGCGCCACACGGGCGCGGCGAGCCACATGAGGAAGTGTCGTGGCCCGAAGGCCGTCAGGGCGTTGTGCGCCCCCCACAGTCTTTCCATAGCGCTTTATTTGAGGTAAACTAAGCTGACCGAGCCGCTGCTTGCGTTGAGCGGGGTGGAGTTGATGCCGGCGGTGGAGCTGACGGTGTGCAGTGATATGGCCTGCTGCGGGGCGGCAGCGGGGTTGTAGAGGATGGCCAGCAGGTCGGGCGGGTAGGTCGAGGTGGATGTGGTGGTCTTCAGGGCGTACGGCGAGTCCTGCACGGCGGCCACCTGGTAGCCCAGGATGGTGTAGGTGACGCCGTCGGAGAGGGTCACCTTGCTGCCGGGCATCATGGACTGCAACAGTACGGCGGTCTTGGGTGTCTTCATGGTCGGGCGCAGCTCGGCCTTGGTCTCGGCCTGCGCCGCGGCCTTGACTGTCGGCCACCAGCCGTTTTGCAGCCCGGATATGCGTGACTCAAATTCGGGATAGTTGACCACTTCGAGGCGGTCGCCGCCGAACCGCTGGAGGTAGGCGTTGCGCTGCTCGCTGTAGAATATCACGCCGGGCAGCGGCGACTTGTCGGTCTGATAGTCGGGCAGGTCAGTGCTGACGGCGGTCACGGCGGAGCCGTCGGCCGACAGCCCGGTCACGCGCACGAAATACTGGCGGCCCATGGTGGTATTGTCGTGCAGCACGTCGCCGACGGCCACCGCAAACGACGGTTCGTACAGCCTGCCCGCTATCTTTGACGCCTGCACCGTGCCCTTGAAGCGCAGCACACGGGTGGCGCCGTCGGTCTTGTCTTCCTTGCCGTCAAGGCGGGTGAGGATGTCGCTGTGCTCGTCGTGCAGGCGCACGAGGCGGTTGTCCACCTTGTCGAAGCGTTCCTTGATTTTCTCCCACAGCCGGTTCAGGCCGTTGATGTCGAGTATCTTCATAGTGTTTCGGGTTTTAAGAATGTGCGCCCGCCGCGCCGCGGTGGCCAGCGGGCGCACACGGGGGTCAGGCGTTGAGGATGGTGTCGATTTCGGCGTTGGTGATGGCCACGATGTCGGCGGCGTTGAGCTTGTCGGCGATGGTGTCGACGGCGGCCTTGTCGGCGTCGGTGTAGTCGTTGGCCGACAGACCCTTGCCGGCCTCCTTGTCGACCTTGCCCGAGATGTCCTGGTGGGCGGTGAGCGGGGTGATGGTGGCCCCGCCGAGGGTGATGGTGCCGTCGACTATCTTGGCGTCGTTGATGCCGTAGCCGGCGAGGGTCGTGGCGGAGTTGGCCTTGGCGGCGAGAATCTTCTTGAGGTTGTCGTCGCCCTCGGCGTTGGCTATGCCCTCGAGGAATTTGACAATCTCGTTGAACTTGTTGATGGCGCCGTCGGCGTCGCTCTCGATGAGCGCCTCGACAGCGGCCACGCGGGCGGTAAGCTCGGCCATGCCCTCGGTGGTGGCGGTGGAGTTGAGCTTGTTGAGCAGGGCGGTGGTGAAGTTTTCCTGCGACAGGCCGAGGCCGTTGAAGCCACGGGCGTAGAGTTTCTCGACGAAGTGCTGGAGGCCCTCGAGGGTAAGGTACTTGGTTGTTGCCATAGTTACGTGAAAATTAAAGGGTTATGGAATGATGGTGTCTATCACCTTGTCTATGTCTTCGGGAGCGGCGGCGTCGACGGCCACCTCGGCCTTGGTCTGCTCAAGCAGCCCGGTGAGGGTGTCGGTGTCCTTGACACCGGTGAGGAATGCCCCGAGCTCGTGCAGGTTGTCGATGGCATCGCTCTGTGACTGTCCCTCGATTGCGTCAAGGCGCCTGCGCAACTCAGCAAGCTCCTCGCGCGCCTGCACATCGGTCTGACCACCGCTGGCGCCAAGCGGCACCAGCGAACCCTCACCGTCGTAGATATACGCGGTGTGGGTGGAGGTGTCGATGTAGATTTTAGATGGAGAGGGCTGGATGCCAAGGTCGGTGGGTGTGCCGTAGCGCAGCGAGGCATCGACTGTGTGCCGGAGCACGGCACCGCTGCCGGGCACGGCCTCTTTATACGCCAGCGTCCAGCGGGTGTATAGGACTGCCTGTGTGTCGTAGCTGCGCCCGGGCTTGGCCACGAAGTGACCGTTGTAAAACATCACCGACTGATACGAGCCATCATTGGGCTGCAATACGAGCTCATAGTCGCCGCTACGGATGAAGCCTCCGAATGGCAGCACCTGGAAAGCGCGCGGCGGCAACGCCCATTCGGGTATCTGTGCGTCGGCATTAAGCGGCGCTGTGCCGTCGGCCTTTCCACGTGCTACGGCGGCGGCGACAGTGTCGGCGACGCCCGCGGCAGTGACCAGCGCCACCAGCCCGCTCCCGTCGTACAGGTATGGCGTGGACGTGGTGAGGTCTACATACAGCTTGCCCTGAACCGGACTCACGCCGAGACTCCCGGCGGCACCGTACCGGGCCGAGGCATCGACCTCGTGAAGCTCAATGCCGGCGCCGTGCTGCCTGCTGTACATCCTCCGCCATGAGGTGTATGCCTCGGGCAGCCCAAGCGAGGGCTTGAGCGCGGTGGGTCTGAAGACAAAGCGCCCGCCGCAGCACACCACGCTGCCCGCCGTCGCAGTGGCCTGTGAGTCGACTATCGATACATCGTCCGGCCCGACAAAGCCGTGAAATCCCACGACGTCGAACACCCCCGGCGGCATATGCCACTCGGGTACCTGCGCGGCCGCGTCGAGCGGAGACAATCCATCCGGGACACCCTTCGTAGCGATAAATTTATTTATCAATTCAGTCATAGACTGCACCTTCAAGTTAGTTTCAGCTATATCCTCTGAAGATACAGCGCCTTTATCGACCGATTCGATATAAGCGATGAAGTCATCGAGCAGTGCCCCCAAATATTTAGGTGTAATGGAGCTTTGGGCCACAATAGCTTTGAGGGCGTCGACTTTAGTATGGAGAGAGGTGAAGTCAGTCATAATGTCGGTGGGTTATGCAACAAAATTATGAAGAGATAACAATGAGATAAAAGACATCAGGAGTAACCTTTGCGGCGATAGAACTCCGTGTTTCGCCTGGCACTGTCCGAATCAAGCGCAGCGCAGAACATAGACTTGAACTCGTTACCGAGCGATTCGGCCATGAAGTCGCGCAGATTCATCACCGATGAGTAATACTTCACCGAAAACCAACGGCGGCGCTCCCGCACTTTGTCATGGCCGATGTCGCCGGAGTTGCCATGCGGTACTTCACGCCCCACCCCGAGGTCTTGCCACAGGCCGTATTCAAGGAAGCTATGCGACAGCGTAATGTCGTAGAACCGACCATCGGCACGGACAGGCAATTCCAACGGTGAGCGCCACAATGCTCCGGTGTCAATCACATGGAGTTTGTTGATGCGCTCCTGCCAGATGTCTATCATGGTCTTGTTCCATGCCTCGACAAACTTACGGCGAATCTCTACGGATTGATCCATTCGTCAGGGTTGAATTGTAGATTGGTGTATGTATTGACGGCAATCTGAAAATAAGCACAAGCGCAGCCGGTGAAGAAATAGCGGTCAATCTCGTTGAAGCTGATGTTTTCATCGAGATAGATGCAGTTTTCGGCCAGACGGGTGCGCTCCATCAGCAGCACTGACATAAACTGTCTGAACAATTCACGCATATTGGCCATGCACTCCTCGCGTTCCTCCATGCTGTCCCCGGCATGGCGCATCGCCAGGAACACAGTCTTCACCCGCCGCGTATGCGGTGAGTTGTCAATCGCCACATATCCTTGCGATGTGTCGCTCACAGCCACAAAAGCCGGCGCCGAGTACATAGTGTCGAGGGCACCGTGGAATCCTTCGAGCGATGACACGCGGGCGAACACATAGCCATTGTCGACGGCATGTCGGTTCGTGGCCGTCAGTCGTTCAAAGAACGCCGAAGCGTCCCAGTTGAAATTGCTGTTCATCTTGATGGGTATTTTCTATTCAGCTCATCATATTCTCGGGCCTGGGCGTCAAGTTCTGTAAGGGCACGGATTGCCTCCATTGCCAATACAGCACTCTCTTTTGTGATATCCCCTTTGGTGAGAGCGCGGATCTGCGCGTCCATGCTTCGCCGGATACTGTCAGCCGAAGGAGATTCCGCTTCCTCACCCGTAGGCTTGAAGAAATACGGGAACATCTCCGACACCATAGTCTTGACGGCTGCCCACCAGTAGAAGATGCCCAAAGTCTCTGCCGGGTCAGGATTGATACCGTCCTTATGGTAGAGGATTTCGGCCATCTGGCGAAGCATCGTCTCGTCTGAATTTATCTGATAGGCCTGCCACAGTGCTTCGCAGGAGAGCCAGTTGTCGAAAGTAAAGTCCGATGATATGTCAGCCGGGACTCCATTTGCTCCGTCAACCACATCAAGACGCACCGGCTCGCCGGGCAAGTCCTTTACCCACGCCAAATGAGCAATGGCAGCCGCCATTGTCTCAGTCGCGAGTATGAATTCTTTATCTTCACGAGCCACGAGCCATCCGTCGGCATAGCGGCAGACTGCACGCAACCCCGACCATTTCAGCAGACAGAGAGTGGCGACCTGGGCCGCTGACTGTGCGGCATAGTCATCGACTGAACAGAAGCCCACATTGCGGTTAGCCTGCTGCACATCCACCATAGTCTGCAACAGGAAGCGCAGTTGTTCCTGTGTGAGGTCAGCCCACGACTTAGGTACTGATATATTTAAAACCGCAGCCATCAGAAATAAAATGCGCCTTTTATGTCGTTCTTGAAATCTTCCACCTTGAAGCGGTCGCCCATATCCGCGTACCATTGGCGATACAGCTCTGGGAAATACTTCATGCGGTCAATCACCGGACGAACGAGATGCCACACCTCATGCTCATCAGGACATTCAGGCCTCTGGTCACGGATATGGAAGGAAATATAACGAAGTTCCGCCTCGCGGATCATCGTTATGATTTCTGAAAACTGCGGATTGGTGAATTGCTGTGAGCGTAGGAGAGACATCGTTCCATAACCCATAAACCGCTCAGCCACCTCCTGCTCGAAGCGCAGAGCGTGCGAGCGCATGGAGCGGTAGGTGTCAAGCTGAGTGCCCTGCCCACGGAAGCGGTGAACCTCCGAGAGGTCGGCAATGAATGTACCGCACCACCACTGTCCCATCGGCGAGCTGGCCCAACTCTCCGTGCGCAACAACCGTGCAAGAAGTGCCCCGACATTGGCATCGACCGACGAATTGAGCGAAGCCACAAGCCGCTCTATCCGCTCTTTCGATGCAGGGACGCGGCCTTCTGTGCTGATGACGGCGAAACCTGACGGGGTGAGCGACACGTCGAGCGAAGGCACCGCCTCAGCGAAAGCCTTCCTCACGATTATTTTCCCGGCCAGAGGGAGCAGCGCCTCCGGCACCTCATAGCCAGCGCCGAGGAAATTGTCGGTAAGCCATTGCGAAGCAGAGTCGAGCCACGGCTGCAACTTTGTCAGCAGCGACGCCTCGCTCTTTACCTCGTGAACCACGTTAGGGATAAGTTCCCGCAGCAGGGTGTTATCAATCATCAGTCCCATCGTCATCAGGTTTTGCGGTTACTTCTTTGGCGTCGACATGCTCGTCGAGCGTGGTCAGCTGTATGAAGGGACAGTCGGGATGCACGTTTTTCCATCCGTTGTAGCGGATTATGATTTCATGGACCGGGAACAGCACATCGCGGTAGGGCTTCTTCAGGGCCTGGGCTATCGTGTAGAGCTCTCGCTTGTCCGACCCCGAGTTGTTCGTCTGCGACTTGCCCGGCACCGAGCCCACCAGGTTCGAGTGTACGCGCATCGTAAAGCACAGCACGTTGATGGCTTCGGCGATGTCACTCTCCCAGTCGCCTCCCTCCTTGGTCTTGGAGTCGATGGGCGTGACGGTGATGTCCGGTGTCTCCCCCTTGCCGTCGAGCGAGATGCTCTTGCCGGTGAAGAGCACCGAGCCGGTGTTTTCCACATTGGTCAGGAATTCCAGCATCTCGCGCTTCTTTTCGTTCATCAACTTCACCTGCTCTTCCTTGGTGACCACGTGTCGCTTCGCAAACAGGTCGTCCCAGTAGCGGCCCGACACCTCGATGATGTACTTTATCGGGGCGGCGTTTTTCAGCTTCGACTCCTTGGCCGCGCCGATGAGCCGCTTGATGTTGTACCAGTTGCCCCGGAACAGTGCTGCGTAGTGCGGTATGGGGTAGTACATTGAGTCCACCCCCGGGAAGCGCGACAGTATGGCGAATTTACGGACTGTGGTCTTCTTGCCCTCGGGGTTGCGCCGCGTGCTGCGCAGTCCCATACGCTGTTGCAAGTCCTTCCACGGCGAGCGCGGATCCAGCAGCTCTATCTCCTCAATGATGTCGCCGGGCTGCATATTGCGGAACGACCCGAAAAGCACCTTGGTGATTTTCCCCGTCTTTGCGTCGGCGGGGCAGAAGCGGCAGTAGCACGCCGGCTTGCGGTGCAGCTCCACTATCTTCGTGCCGTCGTCATTCAGAATGATTACCGACACGGCAAAGTTGAAGTACATCAAATCCTGGCACACACCGAGGAAATAATCCGGGAGGGGATTGTCAAACAGGAAATCCTCCACCTCGTCACGCACGGCTTTCGTCGCTGCCTCGGTGCAGTATCGCAGCCCCGAGCCATAGCACACCTCGGCGTTGAACACCTGACACGTGGCAAGAGTCTCATCTGCCTCTATCAGATTGATGAGATTGTATGGCAACTGGTCGTCAGCACCCCATGCCACATATTCCTTGCCGTTAATGTCGCGTGTCGGCAGGTCGCCAGACTCTCGGAATACCTCGGAGGTTTTGGTGACGATAGCTGCCCTGGCGTTAATCAGCGGTATGTCGTGGATTGAGAATGTATCGATGTGGTTTTCCATATTGGAGAGAGTTTAGAGGTACACTTCAAAATCGTCGATGCCGATGATGCAGACATCGTGAATAGTCCGTATTTGGTGAGATTTGAGCAACTTGATTGACCGGGTGCCCTTGTAGTAGTCATAGCGCAGCGACACGGCCTGTTCATAATGAATGAGAGAGCCGTCGCGCAAACGCACAACGGTGAGGCAGACCGGTTGCCCCGCGTCGAGCATTTTGCGGGCTTGGGATATGTGTATGCCTTTCTTTCTGGTCATGCAAATTCGGCTGTAAATTCTTGTGAGAAGATATGTGTCACCGACGGAGCCAGCGCGTCCATCTCAGCATCGAGCAGCACGGAGCGGTCGCCGACGAAACGGAAGGAGAATTTCATCGTCGTCAGGTTGTCGTCGTCATTGTCCACCTCACAAGTGTGGTCGGTGATGAGTATGTCGTAATCGTCCGGCGCAGTCATCAACTGCACTTCGTAAGATGAAAATAAATCCTCGAGAGTGAGAGCCTGGTCATGCGTGAGCGGGCCGGTCTCCACTTCGTATGTGAGATTTACCACCTGATTGTAATGACGCGACGTTCCACCACATAAGGCAATATCACGGCTGATGGCGGTTTTGCGTTTGACCTTACCCACTACATCAACATATTCCGTACAGTTAAACAGGTTCTTGAAACGGAACGTGAGAAAATACGGGTCATCGACAACGTAGAATATTTTTTGTATCTCACCGTATGAGACGGCAAAATAGGATACCTTTACGAGGTCGCCGCCGGTATCGTCTGCGGTTTGATTCAACCCGTATCGTATGATGTCATCGACAGAGAAAGACAGGTAATCAGAATACGGACTGCGCTGGAAATCTTTCTCCACCATTCCTACAGAGCCATCAGGATTGACGCCCACCACCTTGACGTGATAGGTGGTGGAGCCGGTGTCGAAGTGCGAGAGACACACCATCGAGCTGCGGTGTACTATGGCCGTGGCTGCCTTGGTCCAAAAGCAACCACGACAATCAAAATCGGAATTAAGCATATGCGTGCAGTAGAAGGCCGTGAAGTCCAGCGCCACTCCGTCCACTTCCACCGACATCATATCCACAGTGCGCCCCAAAGAGCGGAAGCGTTCCTCTATCAACTTGCCAATGGCTGAAAGCTCCACAATGCCGTTGAACGGATAAAGCGTTGTCGAGAAAAACTCGTCGACATCACCGTCCGGGTCGCGGATTACCCGTACCGGCACCTTTGGCTTGTCGGTACGGGCCCGTATGGTGTCAAGGCGAGAGGTGAGCATATAGTCACCGTCACTGATAGCCGTTAAAAATTCCGTTGCCATACCACAAAATTAGGGGCTTGCCCGGAGGCTATAAAAGACAAAGAGCCGTCGCTCTGTGGGGTGCGGCGGCTCCGAAGTGGGCATGGATTACAGTCAGTTGAATGTCACATCGCCGTGACGGTGGTCGCCAAATGCGAGGGAGAGGGACTGTTCACCCTGTTGCTCGGCATAGCGGCACAGGAGGGCGAGGGCGCGGCGGGCATCGTTGCGCGACGGGGTCTTGCTGCGGCGGGCCTCATATTCGGCGGTGAGGATGTCGAGCTGCTGGCGGTAGCACAGGCGGTTGTATTTCATGGACTGGCGTGCGGCCTCGTAGACGCGCTGCTTCTCGGCACGGAGGGCCTCGCGGGCCTCCGAAGTGCCGACCTGCCCGATGGCGGTGTTCAGGTGGCCGATGGTGAGGTTGCAGTCCTTCTGAATCTGCATACGCTCAGCCTTGAACTGAAGGCGCAGAGCCTTGATTCTGGTTTCAAATTCGTTCATTTTTGGTAAGCATTAAAATGAAGTAGCACAGTATGTTTATTAACTCGTGGGGACGCAAAAGAGTTCCGCTCCCCGTTGCTTACCACTCGATTGAGCTGTGGGCGCATTAACGCTCCACACGGGACGGAACTCTGTATGATACGGCAAGGCATAAAAAAATGCCCGCTGCTGTATGTCGGCGGACTCTCACCCGCTCAATCGTATGTGGTAAGCACTGCAAATGTACGACAAAAAAGCAACATTGCAAATTTTCGGGCAAAAAAATCCTCCGAAGCTTATGGCAACGGAGGATTTCCGGGTCATTGTGCTTTGTTTAGTGTCCAATTAAACAGAGAGCGAGACCAATTCTTTTCCAAGGCGGTAAATCACTGCCTACGCACTTCTTCAACATAGTGCAAGACAGCGCTGTCCGATTTCGCGTATGCCATCGACAATGCGCTGCAACTGCGCCGGTCGAGGTCGCTTCACCTCTGAGGCATAGTTCGACAGCAAACGCTGATTTATGCCGGTGACACGGCTCAGCGCTGCCATTGTGGTGAACTGCTCTGCCTGTCGCAGTAATGCCGAAGCTTTAAGGTCATATTCTATCACATAATCTTTCTTCATCAGCCACTGAGGCACGGTATCGCCGTCAGCAAGCATCCCCTCTATATGAAATTCAAGTGCCGACTCAAATCCTCTCTTGAACTCATCAAGGGTTTTGCCGGTGTTGATGATGGCTCCTACATCCGGATGGCCCCAGCCTCCTCCGTAGTTCTTTCCGCTCCATGATACTTCTACCTTTATCGTTTCCATTCTATTCTCATTTTATGGCTAATGGTTCAGCGCCACCCAGCCTGTTTGAATATGCTGTTAAGTATTTCCTGCTCCAACGTGTCGCTCGGTTTCCCCGGGACTGTGACTCGTCCTTTCTTTGCCAGGTGCTTGAATTGCCGGTAATCGCCTTTGGTCGTTGAGAGATACCAGCCGGCGGCTTCAAGCATCTTGATGATTTCTTTTACCTTGTAGCGTTTCATCTCTTTATCGACTCAGCTTCACAAAGGTAGTAATTATTATTCTTATGATAAACCAAATCGGAATTATTTTTTATTCCTTTTATATTTTTCTAAAAAACAAAAGGTCGCCCCACGGATTAACCCGGGGGCGACCTGTCAGGAGAGAGGCGGAGAGAGAAGAATGAATCAGCCATCGATGACCGGTGGACAGGCAGCGAGCCACGGCAGCCGGCAGATTGCCGCGCGCGTGATGAAATGGAGCAGTTTGCCGCAGCCTCGGCTGTCGTTACATAGTGCCATTGCGATTGCTGTGTTTAATCAGACATATGATGAGTATAATCAGGGCTGCCGTTATTGAGAGGAAGACCACACGCCCGGGCGGAGAGAGTGCGTTGTGTCCGGTGCGTGTGTCCTTTGCCGCAGCCGATGCCTGCCGTAGCTTGACATTTACAGTGTCTTCCTTTACAGCGGCGCTTGCCTCATGTGTCGAGGCACAGGTTTCATTATGGGCTTTGGCGGTCTCAATCGTCAGTGACTTGGGGGAAGCTCTCGCGTCCGGGTATGCCGTATCGGGCGGAAAGAATTCGACGGTAATGCCGGCGAGGTCAATGTCGGTGGAGGACGTGAGCAAAGAGAGAACGTCTTCGACCGACATGGAAGCCTTGACCCCGGTGACTGCGACGGCGGTGGAGTCTGCTGTCTGCATTACCGTCTGCTTCGACGAGCGGCACGAGCATATTGCCGACATCAGCAATATGATCAGTGGGATTATAAATCGCATATTTTGAAAGATGGGCATGCTTTGTTGGCAAATTCATAGTGGCCGTGAACGGTGGCACCGGGAAACTGTTCCTGAAGCCTGGCCACGAGCGTGCGCAGGGCCAGGCGTTGCGCCGGCGTGCGGGTGTCCTTCGGGGTTTTGCCGTCTGCGGCGCAGCCGCCGATGTAGCATATGCCGATGGAGTTGGCGTTGTACCCCTTGGTGTGCGAGCCTGCCTGCTCCAGAGGGCGGCCCTCATGGATTGAGCCGTCGCGGTATATCACAAAGTGATAGCCGATATCCTTCCACCCGTTGCCGTTGACGTGCCAGTGGCGTATCTGTGCCACTGTGTAGTCCTTGCCCTCGGGTGTGGCCGAGCAGTGGAGTATGATTTTATTGATATTGCGCATCACACAGGAATATTGTGGAGCTTCATGCGGGCAACGAGGACATTGTCGAGCTGCGCCATGAATTCAATTTGCAAAGCAATCAGCGACTGCTCCTCAGGGGAGAGATGCATAAACCGGGACTGGTCATCAGCGAACGAGCGTAGATTTTCAAGATGCCTTGCATTGCGGTTTTGATCCTTGGCAAGGCGTATTTCAAACGGTTTCATCGCGGTTGATTGATTTAATATGGGCAATGCGACATTCAGTCGGTTTCATCGGATTTTGTATGATTGGATTTCTCTCTATCGCGGATGGCCTCGACAAAGGGTTTGATTTGGAAATTGAGGTCGATGCCGATGAACGCGCCGGCGGCGACGAGCAGCATACCGAACACGGTGATGACTGAGGGGTGTATCTCACCCACCGGAGGCATATAGAGCGCCAACATCACCACGACCATACCGAAAATCACCAGCACAAAGGCCAGTATGGTCTGTATGGTGATTCGGCGTTTGAATGTTGTGATTGTTTGGGACATTGCGGAGAGCGTTGCTGATTGGTTTACGCTGCAAAGGTACGGCTGCACGACTGCACTCCAAAAGACGGGAACGTCCTACATCACGCCTGTGGGGTCGATGAATGAGGCTCCTGAATAGGGCCGGTTCTCACACCCGATGTACAGTGTGTCGAAGGCGTCCGTGCCGTCAGTCCTGAGCTCGAGTCGGTCGTCCTCGGTCTCGGCGAGTTTCTCGCCCGACTTATCTTTTTGGAATCCATTTCTGCCTCGGCTGACACCGGCTGACTGAATGGCCAAAATGAGGTCGTCGTTGTTCTGTCGGTTGAAATACGGCGTCAGGCGGTTCAGTCCCGCGAACCCTCGGTTTATAAGGTTGTATTTCTCGTCGTGGCGCATAGGGTTGCCCAGGGGCGTGGCCACTACGTGCCAGCCGTGCCTCTCAAACTCGTTGATGATCGTGTAGCGGAAATCCACCGAGTTCACGGCGTAATTCGAGCCAAGCGCCGTGGTGTCGTAGTAGAACACCACCGTCTTGCATATGTGATGGGCGTAGTATTGACAGAAGTCGGCCACAAGTGCGGGTATCTTCCGCTCGTATTTCACATAGAACGATTTAAGCACATTCAGCCTTCCAAGCCGCTCGTCGGGCTGTCCGGCCACTATCCAGTTGATGTTGGCGTTGTAGTCCATGCCGATGCAGATGGGCCGGTAGCGGTCAAGGTCGCGGTCGGCGCGGCAGTCCATAGCCTCCGGCTCGAAGTCGTAGCCTATCGTGTCCAGATACTCGAAGTCGCTGTCGTTGTACTTGTGGGCTTCTTTCATCGATGAGTAGAAGCCGTCGCGGGCTATGCCTATCTTTTGGCACATGATAGAGGTCTGGAATGTCAGTGGCGTAAGGTCACGCTTCATGTCCCTGAGGTATTGCTCGCCCAGCAACTGCACGTTTTCCACCGATGAGTATTCACGGTAGTAGGTGGCTATCGACCGCAGTTTGTTGATGTTGGCGTCCAGCCGCCTCAGATGGCCGCGCAGATAGCCCGGCGGCTCCATTCCCTTTTTGCGCATCTCCAGGATTTTCTGTTTCAGCCGCCACTGCTCCACCACTCCCGCTTCTATGGCCCGCACAATCTCCATGTTCCGCCCTGTATTCATGTCTTTCTCATATTCCAGGAACCACGAACCTTTCTTGCTCTGCGGCATATCCGACAGTATCAGCATCGCGTGGTTGAACGAGTGCCGCGAGAAGTGAGTCTTGATGCCGCCGTTTGCCGGCAGTGTCTCCTGGTGGAGCTTCACCGGGTCGATGAATTTGGCCTCGTCGACAAGCAGCCATGACAGCGTCAGCGAGTTTGCCGCGCCTTTGCGGTCCTGGCTCAGGATTATGGCCACCGAGCCGTTGTAGAACGATATGCACTGCTCCCAATCTTCCGGCTCGGAGATTGGCCTGGCGAAGGTCTTCGGCGGTCGCCGCCCCACCACATAGTGGATGCCTTTCTTGAAGCCCCACCGCTCCCATGCCGCGAACAGGCCTGGAAGCGTATTGGTAAGGCCGTGCTTGAACGTCGGCACCACGATGCCGCCTGTGCTCCCGGGCATACGCTGCATCATCTTCAGCACGTAGGGCGCTGCGATGGAGTCTGTCTTGCCCGTGCGTCGTCCGGCCACGATTACTGTCGTGCGGGCCGCTATCAACTGGGCCATCAGTTGCGGGCGGTTGAAATATACCTGTTTAGCTTTAGGGTTGACTTGGGGCATTGTCAGTCGGGAATAAATGGTCTTCTTCAAGGTCGGCCTCCTCAAATTCCACATCCTGAATATCCGGGTGGTCGCGGAGAAGCTCCTTTGTGAGTTTAGAGACGTAGTTGTAATAATCCGGGATAGGCGTAAGGCCGAGCACCGTAGGGTCAGTAGTGGCGCACCAAGGCTGTACAGGAATACGGTCATATTCCGGCATGAAGTCGTCGGGCTTGTCAAGTCCGTTTGTCTTCACCATAGTGGCGATGACCCGCTCCATAGTCTTTGTGTCCTTGCGGGCCTTGGCCATTGCGTAGGTTTCCGAGAGCATTTCATTGGCCTTTGCCCGGTAATACTCCTTGGACTTGCACGTGAGCAACGGCACAAGCTGATGGATAATGCCGATGTCGGAATAGGCCGTGGACTGCGAGACGCCATAACGCGACATTATTTGGTCGCGCAACTGGCGGTCCTTCATCGAAGGGTTCGACAGCCAACAGTTATACATATCCCTAAGCCGGAGAACACGTTCTGCGAGCGGCGCCGGATATTTGTCACGGAGTTCTTCCTCCGAGGCAAACAGGTCAACCTTACAGGCTTCGAGCGGAGACGGTAAATTAGGCATGGGGCAAGTGGACAAAAATGCTTATTTTGACAAAAATGTAAGAATAAGCCTGTTCGTGAAGTGCTTATTCATCATCTTCCATATCAAGGAGAGCCTTTTCAGACATTTCCAACGCGACGGGCGAGCCGACACGCGCAAGCATGGCCATCTGCTTGCGTATCTCTATCTTCTGCGAGATTTTGCCCTTGAGATACGCCACGCGGGCGGGGTGGCCGACATTGTTGATGTCGGCCTTCAGCTCCAGCTCAGGCACCCCCAGGGAGATGGCGATTTCCGTGGCCGGTATGTAAAGCGATGCGAGCTGCTCAATGGTTTGCAACTGTTCTTGCGAATATACGCGCGAGCCGAACGGAGAGCCGGGCTTGCACGGGCTATTCTGAGGCGACGCCGGATATGCGCTTTGCGAATACTTCATGGAATGGCACTGATTGGCGGGTTATTAAATATTCAAGTTGGCTGTGCAGCGAGTCAAACACGGCGGCGTCAGTCGTGATGCTGCCCGACTCGCAGCGGTTGCCCCGGGTCAGGTTCTGTGACATTATCACCGACACCTTCCAACGCCCGTTCGACACCAGCAGCAGCTTCGAGTGGTTGTCGGCCAAATGGCAGCTCTTGACGGTCTGCGCTATGAACGGCCACAAAATGAGGGTCTTGTTGGTGGCCTTGAAGTCGAGGACAATATCGAGGGAGCGCACGAGATTTTCTTTCTCTATGAAAAAGATTCTGCGGAGGAATTCTTCCGAGATGGAGAAAGATGTCATCTGCACGTCAGCCGGGCCTGTTTGGTAAAGAATCCATTTGAGCACGTCCGCCACTTGCAGGGCATTGCTCAAATAAGCCTGATGCGGTGCATCGGCCAAAGGTTTGAGTATGTCAGTAATGGATGCCGCGCGGTTCATTACAGCAGATTTGCGAGCCGCATCTTTTCACGCAGCCTGTCGGTGGGCGACATAACCTTGGCGTATGCCTCACGTATGCGGTCAGCGAGCGAGTCAGTAGGGGCAACTGCATATTTTCCGAGCAACAGAGTGCACAACTTAGCCGCGTTCTTCGACTCCGTGCGGGCATCGACAGCCGGGATGATGGCCTCTACCGGCGTACCCTTTATGTAATGGTCATATTTGTTCCAGTTATCACGGTAGAGATTATCCTGCTCAATCAGATATTTTGCAAGCGGATAGCGGTCGCTGTCCGGACATGTTGAATTCTCGGGATTGATGAGCCGGATTTTGGTATGGGCGTCGCGCATACGCCTCAGAATATCGGCATTGTCGACATACAACTGCTGCACCTCCGGGGGCAATTGGTCATGGTCGGCACGTTTGCCCCGCTGGAATTCCGTGCGTTTCGACGGCCCTGCGTTTTCGAGTCCGCGGCACTTGGCTATGGCGTCCACCTGTACCATCATGCCGGCCACCTGCTCATGGGTGATGTCGACGAGACGCTGCCTGTATATTTTCTGGAGGTTGTACTCTATGACTCCGGCGTGATACCGGAGATTGCGGCTCACGTTGGCATAGAGTATCTTGTTGCGGGTGACTTGCAGAAGAAGCGTGGCGCCGGCCTGAAGGTCGCGCTTAGACGGTTCTGTATCGAGCCATTCCTTGATTTTGGGTGTAAGTTCGAGGTCAATCATTATATCTTGTTGTTGATTCCGGCTATGAACAGCATGGTCTTGTTGTACGGCAGAAGCAATTCATGCATACCTTTGAGCGTCGGGCCGGCCCGCGGTGTGATGCGAGGCCGGAACTCGAAGTTACAACGGGACTCGGTTGTTTTATCCCAACTCTTTCGGGCATGTACGACGAAAATATCCTTGCCACCGACAGAAAGGACACCGAGAGCCGGTGAGCCTTCCGCCACCTCATAATCCGTCAGGATTGAAGCGACGACCGACTGCAGACTCTCGGTGTTCTGTTCAGTATGGTTGGGCTCAAGCCCCTGTGGCCTCGTTGATGATTCCATCTTCCGTCTCGATAGGGCCGGTGTAGAACGGAGCGTCGGCAACGTCATCGGCCTCGAGAGCAAAGGTAGTGCCGGCGCTGCCGGTGGCACCCTGACCATTGTCGCGGGATGGAGAGACGGAGGCGCCGTTGTACTTTTCGCAGCCCACAACACGGAAACGGCCGTCCATATCTTCCACGAGGGCAATCACGCGGGTGTTGATAAGCGAAGTGGCTGCTGCGGCAGCTTCTTCGCCGATACCCGGATGGACGATAGTGGTAGTTACCTTGAAGGTCTTTGAAGGCTCTTCGCCCTGAGTTTCCGACTTAAATTCGGCCTTGCTGGGCAGATGGTCATAGCGCAGCCACTTCTTGCCCTCGGCAAGAGTGAACTGACCCTGATAAGTGGCCGAAGTAGGACGGCCATATTCGTCGGTCGGGAGCGCCGGGAAGCCTACGATATCCGATACAGCGACAAGATAGGCGCTGCGTTTGATGCCGGGAGTGACGGGAATACCTTCGCATCGTTTAAGCGATTTGAGGGTGGAGAAACATGTTTTAGCGGATTCAGACATGGTTCGGTGTTTTATGGGTTACGCCTTGGGGGTGAAGTCCACGATGCGCAGACGGCTCGGGTCGATGGTGCGGAACTGGAAGCCGAGCCACATGTCCGATGCCATCGAAAGGTCATAGTGGCCCAAACGCATGATGTCGGTAGAGGTAGCATCGCCAGTGTTGCAGATACCAGCAAGCAGATTGCTTGTCTGTGTGATGATAGCCTTGTCGGTGCCGTCGAGCTCGGGCAGCCCGATGAGCGTGAGTTTGTGGCCGGAGCCTTCCACCCAGGGCTGGTCGTACTGTTCATTGTATTTGATGCCCGCGTGAGTGAGCAGATACGATTCGTTGTACTTGTCGGCGAAGGCGGTTGAACACAGCATTACGTTGTTCTCGCGGCGCAGGAACGGGTTCATCGAGAACACGATTTCCTTAGCCACGTCACAGGCGTTGGCATTGGTGACACCTTCATCGAACTTGAAGAGGTTGCCCTTCTCGACAGAGATATTGCCGGCGGCAATCTCTTGGTCTGCGATGGTGAGCAGGCCGTCGCAGAGGTCGAGAGTGGTGTCGCCGTCAGGATTACGCTTGCCGGTGAACGCGGCTTGTGCGATGTGCTGTCCGCGGGCTTTTACAATCTGGGCGAGCACCAGCAGCGTGGTGCCGGCTTTCTTGATTGCCTCACCGATTACCGGGTCATCGTAACCGAGAGGAATGTCGATGTAGTCGACGGGCGAGAATGTTTCGATTACGTTGCCGTGGAATGTTTCTATCTCTCGGAAGTCGATGTCGACTGTTGCGGCCGAGATGCGGTTCTTTTTGAAAGGAGCGAACTGGGATTTGCCGGAGATTGAGCCGAAACGACGCTTTCCACGCAGGCCGGTGACCACCTGGAAAAATTTGAGGACATCCTGGGCAGAACGGATGGGAAGCGATGCGAGGACTTTATCATACTGTACGCAGGACTTCTTGTAGTCCTCGAGCATTGCGTCAGTGATTTTGATTTGGACGTCAGCCATTGGAGAGGGATTTTTGGTTACGGAATCATTTTGAGCAGAGCCTCAGCCATCTTGTCAGGGTCAACCTCAGCCTCGGGCTTCTGTTGAACCTCAGTGGTTTTTTCTGCGGGTTCTTTGGAAAGATCCTTGACTTTGCCTTCGAGCTCGGCAATCTTGGCATCTTTCTCTGAAATTTTCTTATTGAGGTCAGCCACGGCAGCATCATGCCCTGCGAGTTTGTCCTCAATTTTGTCGGCCTGCTCCTCAGTCAGAGTGACAGAGCCATCGGCCACTGCTACGGCAATACCGAGCAAGGCCGCGAGAGAGGCGAATGTTTTTGCCATTGTAGTTTGCGGTTGTGCGGCCTCGGCGGTTTGCGGAGCTTCGGCAGCGGGTTTTGGAGAAAACAGGTTGAAGAGACGTTCGAGGAACGAGCCTTTCTTGACGTCAATCGGCGGCATGGGGATTCCGGCATCAGCAATCGCCGAGGCAACCGAGTCGGTAAGCACCGGCCTGGCGTCTTCGGCATCGTTGGTAATCTCATCGACGAAGCCCCATTCAAGGGCCTGCCTTGCAGTGAGCCATGCACCCTCCTTCATCAGGGCAAGCAGCTCGTCCTTGGACTTCTTGCACCGCTTGGCGTACATACCGGCGATACAGCCGTCGATGGTTTCATTGTCCTTCTTCTTTTTTTCAAGTTCGGCGATATGGGCGGCGAGTTCGTCGGCGTTCATATAGTCCCACTCAAACACCAGCACCATACACTTGTGCACCAGGAACAGAGCATTTGCATCGATGCTGATGTGCCTGGCACCCATTGAGGCAATCGTGGCGGCAGAAGCGCTCATGCCCACGAAGTGGCAATGAACGTTGCCATGAATCTGAAAGAGTGAAGAAATGGACAGGGCTGTGGCGGTGTCACCTCCGAGAGAGTCAATCAAGACGTGAACCTCGCTGTCCTTGTGCTTGTCAAGGACGTAGTTTACCATGTCGGCATTGAAGTCCCAACTTCCGACACGGCCCTTCAGGTAGAGGTTGTAATTTTTAGGCATAGCGTTTGATTGTCTATGCCACAAAATTACATTCTTAAAACATTGAGATAAAAGACTACAAGACGCAGGGCAGCACCGATTTTTGGGCTATGTGCGAGATTTTGTAGCTGCGCACCGAGGCTGTCCGTCCCGGCTCGCCGGTGGTTTCGCTGTATTCGATTTTCGGATAACGCCCCTCGCGTGTGCCTATCAGGTACTGTCGACCGTCGACGGCTGTCACCACAAAGGCAAGCCGCTCCCATTCAGGCAGCGGATGGATGGTCGAGAACTCCAGTTTTGATTTCTCCTGTCGTGTGCCATTGACTTTTGAGCCTTCCCACGAAAGGACGGGGCGGCCACAAAATTCGACCGTTTCCGAAGGCGCGGCGATGGCCACCACACAGCCGCAAATGGAATGGAGCATCACTCCGGCCTGGAGGTCGGAGCATCGCACGATTTGGATTTTCTTGATTCCGGGTAGTGATTGACAGCTCATGTGGCGTGCGTTTTGTGTAAATTGTACGGTTTGGCTGAAATGTACAGTTTGGTAATTTCCGGCTGCGAAGTAAACGTGAATTAACGATTATTAACCGTTTAGCCCTTGACTTTTCTTTCTTTGCCGCGAGTACATCTGCCGGATTGTTTCCCAGTTGGTTTCGGTACGCTCAATGCCGTGCCGGTCCATAAAGTCATACACGATGTCGGTAATCTGCACGTCATGGTCAAAGAGCGGATGAAGCTCGTTGAACAGGGTGGCCCGGAACAGCTTCTTGCAAGCCGACACCAGTGCGGCACGTCCATCCTCGCTGAGGTAATTGAAAGAGGCCGGATTGATGCCCTTGAACGATGGCACCTCCACCGGCAGCAGATTTGCGGCGGCAAGCTCGACATACCCCTTTGGCGGCTTACGCAAGAGCGACTGAAGTATCGCCCTCGGGGCGGAGCCTCGGGGGAACACAACACGAGCCGACGCCTCGTCCCAATAATCATGGCGCAGCCATTGGGCGAGATAGTCCGGAGCCTTGAGGTAAAGAGAAAATTGCGACATAGCCAATGCAAAGAAGATGAAACGATTACCGAGTACAAAGTTACGAATAATTCTGTGATAAATTAAGTTTACATTCATAAATAAACAAATTATTCACAAATCGTTTTATAATTTTCATTCAGGTAGGTGCATTTGTACTGTACATTTGTACGCTTGTGCCGTCATCGCAGTGTATCAGCAAGTTGCAACCGTACTTTTTTCGTCCGAAAAGTGCGGCGGAGAGTACGGCAGAAGCCGAAATTTGTACATCAGTACATTCGTGCGCAAAAGTGCAAAAAAAGTACGGTACTTAAATCATTGATTTGCAAATGTAAAGGGCCATTCTGTACGAATGTACTCTTTTTTTCACTTTATTACACACAAGAAAAATAAGAAATATCAGAATTGTTTCACGTGAAACACAATATTTTGTTTTTCAGCACATTACGCCGATTTTCAAACGTGACGTGATGGGGAGGGCGCACACTCCCCCCTACCCCCTCGCATAGGAATCCCGGCCTTGTGCGGCGGTGCTTCGGTACGGCTGCACCCTGTCCCCGTTAACCATCTTTCGGGGGTGCGGGGGGCGAGGCTCAAGCGCCCTGCGAAGTGTTACCAACTATATCACAGAATATTTGTCTGAACCGTTGACAATGGCTACCTTTGCGTGTATAATGGTGCGTTTTGCACATACGCATACGCAATAAATGTATATATGAGTTTTCAATGGGCTCCAAGATATTAGTCATCGCCTGCGGCGCTTTTGACGAAGGGAAAAAAATAGAATAGTTTGAAAAAGCAGACAAGAGCGGCGCACCGTTGAGATAACGATGCGCCGCTTGCTTTGGCGAGTGATTGAAGAATTTCAATCTTCAGGGGAAGCAGCTCCGAGCAGCCATCCGACCTTGTGGTCATAGACGATGGTGCAGTAGCCGAGATAGGTCATGGCCTCGGCCACCTCGTTGAGCGATAGGTCAACCATGTCGGCAAGGTCAAGAATGATTTCCTGCGAGGTGCGGATTACCATGTGTTTCGGGTCGTAGTTGGAGCGGTTCATGGGCTTGTAGTCCATCAGGTAGCCTTCGATGAGAGAGGCGAATTGCGGAGCGGGTTTTTCCCGATTCTTGCTTTCTTTTTCCATAGGAGTGTTGTCGGGGATGTTAAGTGTTGTGATGTACTGGTCGATATGGCGGCGCAACAGGTGGAGGTCGGCCAGTTCGTTGAGCGCGAGAGTGCCGAGAGAGTAGCCGTCAGCATTGGCCCGGATGATAGGGTGGAAGATGGTGCGTCCGGATTCTTCATCGGCGAAGGCCGCTGTCTCGATGGTGATTGAAGGGATTGAAGTAAAGCGTGTCATTCGTCACCTCCTTCCTTGGATTTATAGGCTTCCATAATGAACGCCTTTGCGAGTTCGTTGTCTTGTTGTTTAAGGGTGTCGTAGATGCCGGCCCTGATGTTTGATGCGTAGAAATGTCCGCAGACAGGAGCATATTGAATAGAGAACACATGATTGTCGTTGAAACAGCTCTCCGGCTTGACGCATATCCACCCGGCATCGGCGCTATGATCGAGCTTCAGAGGCTTGCCCTTGCATGTGGTATTCACAACATCAACCAGGAGCTTCAGAGATGTAACCATCGCAGAAAGGGCATTGCCATCACACAAAACCCTATGCTCGTAGTTCTTGGCTACAGATTGAAGAATGGCACCTTTGCGAGTTTT